CAAATAAACACACCACCTACTTTAAATTATTTTTTAATAAAAATGTTTTTATGGAATGAGAACCCTCAATCAAATTGGATAGTACCTTTCTCACAAAATTGTCCATTCAAATGTAAGTTTTTACCTCACACACAAAAACACAACAGATATATTTACAATGGATATACAAAGATATGGGATCAAGTTGATACAAATAAAAAACTTTTTATAAATAATGAGAAAGCATTTGATTATATTTTAAATAACAAAATAGAAAAAACTTTAGGAACTAAAACAAGAAAAACATTTAAAACAAGAACAGAAAAATTACACAATTAATCTTTATTATCAGAGGGTATAATATCAGTTATATCCTCTGATATATCAATCAAATCATCTTGATTATCTTCCCAACTAATAGTCATTTTTTGATCTATGTTTTGTTTAATAGGTTTATTGTCAGAATATAAATCAGTTAATTTATTAGCAAGAAATGTAATGAACTTTGTTTTTTCTCTGATCCACAAAATAGCATTTGGATCTTCAATTTCTTGGTACTTAAATACTTGCAGCAACTTATCAATAAGAGTTTGAACTCCGTACTTTCTAGCTTCTGTTATTTTTATTTCTAACTCTGGATTTTTTTTTAAGTACGCATAAAATTTCATCAAACTGAATGGATAGACTTTTTGATTTTCCAGAATTTCTGTAAGGGTTTTTCCATTTGCTAGTTGCTCGCATATTGTATCGGCTTGGTTTATTGTTATCAATTCCTGGTTTGATTTTTTCGTAGTAGTAATTTTTGAGTTGTTCATCTGTATAATTCCTAAACTGTAAGAGCGTCTTTAATTGTTTTATTCTTGTTTCATGGGTATAATTTTCCTTTTTAAATCCCTTAACATTTTGATAGCCATGATACTTACACTTGTATGTATTATTTGCAAGCAAATAGCCTTTCATTTTACAGGGTATTTTTAAGCCAAGTCTTAAACCAGCTCTGGTAAAACCTTGACAAAATACCTTTCTCATTGGTCTGCCTGGCATAACTTAACTCCTATCGGTTATTCGTTTTAATATGTTTTTTAATTTAATAGCCATTTTAAATTTACCTTTCATTCTACATTTTAAAATAAGATCTTTTATTCTAAAAATTATTTTACCTTTATTTGTCATTTTTTGGTTCTCCTTTCCAGTTTAGATTGTTTCTTTTATTGTATTCAACTTTAGCTTTGTAAAAGGGGTTAGCTTTTTTCCTTTGGTTTTTTAAATTGGACAATGCAGATAAAATTTTATCTGGAGATACATATGATTTTCCAGAATCTTCTTTTTTCTCAATAGCAAGTTTACAATAATATGGGTTAGATTTATCTGCTTTTAGTTCTTCAATAGGTAGGGTTGATAATTCGTTTATTATCTTCTCCTTATCCCCTGCTAATCTCTTAACTATTTTACCTATATTATTAATGTATATTGTTTCTTCTAATGTAGCTAATGTTTGGCTATCTGACGCTAAATGTTTAGCTATCTGAGGTTTTGAGATAGCTGTATTATGGCTATCATAAGTATTCTCAGCTTTCAAAAAAGTATCATTAACAATATAAGTTTTACCAGATCTACCTCTAATATCAGAGATAATATTTAATTTAACTAGCTTAGAAATAGCAGTTTTAACTGTGGCTCGACATAATCCTGTATCTTTAGCAATAGTTTCATGCCTTAATTGTGCCTTGTATCCATTTTTCTTCCAGGCATATTTCATAATAGATAGAAATACATTTAAACAAGTAGATTTTTCCTCACCATTTAAAATATTTAAATGATGATAAAGTTTATAGGTTACATGAAGAAAACCTCTGGTTGTTATGTTCATTATTTATCCTTTCGTTTGGTTGATTTACATAGTGTTTTGTGGTGGTCGTGCAAAGTTCTTAATATTTCTACCCATTCATTCTCATTCATAAGCTGAAATTCGGTCTGAGAGCTGCGTATACGCTTGATCCTAAAGGTTAGGCTTGTGTTGTCCAGTTCCTTATAGAACACTAAAAAACAGGGTATATTTAAGCGACTAGCAATGATCTTTGAGAGGGTTGTAGCCTTATATTTCTGACCTTTATCATAGCAAGTTTCAATTATGGCTAATGGCTCATAACAGTACATACAACATTCAACAGCATCAACATCGATGTAAGCAATTCCATCATATTTTCTATGAAAATCTGAATACTTGCCATTACTGAAAGCNTAAATATCTCTAGCCATTTTTTAATCTTTCTTTTAAATTTTGTATCTCAAAATCTTTTAAGTTCATATGTGTTTCAAGATCATCAATTATTTTTTTTAGTTTTTTAATTTCATCTTTTAATTTTTTAACTTCTTTAGGATCTATTTCATCAAAGATTCCAGAGTATGTCATTTTTCGTACAATATTTTTTTAACTACTGATTTTGGATAAGCTGTGATGTTTCCAATAGATAGTTTGTCATCATCATAAGAAAAAGATGTAAAGATTTTTACTATTTTAGAATCTTTATAATATAAATAACCAACATCTTCACACCAAGAATAACTAAACTTATCAACATCAGTAAGATCATCATACCATTGGGAAGATGAGCAAATATCTTGCCAAATAATACGCACCTTTTTATATGGTAGTTTTTTTTTATTCATTTTCTTTCCGTTATACAATTAAAATTATCCGTTGACAACATTAAAAAATCATTATAATTAGTGTAAAAAAACAGATTGGAAAAAATGGAAAAAAATAAAATAAAAAAAGCATTTTCAATATTTAATGGTGGTGAAGGTTTAGATCATTGGTCTTATTCATCTACCAGTACACCCTTTGCAAAAAATCTAATTGGTTATACTTTCCCACAAGAAGTAAGAAGAACATTTGCATTTAGATATAAAGCAAACTTTGGTAACCTAGTTAATAATGTGGTTCAGAGAATGATTGCAGATGTAATTTATAAATCAAAAACAATTAAGCAAGATGAGTTTACAGAAGAAGATAGAAGCTACCAAAATTGTTTTAAAAAAGAATTAGAAATTATAAATGAAAAAGAACCAGTAGATGCTAAAGATAAGTTTGGCAGAGAAGCGATGTTGAAGTTTGCNGAAGATTGTATTCCAATTACAAAGAAAGTTGTCCAGGATATTATTGGTAAAGAAAAATTAGTTTGTGAAAGGTATGTCGAGCAAAAAGAAATGACTATGATTAAACCTGTCATTGGTCGTATAGATTATGAAAGCAAAACAAAATTTATAGAACTTAAAACGAAGCCACCTAATTTAAGAAAAGTAAAAGGTAAAGAAGAGTGGAACATGATAACTCAAGATCTACCTACTGAACCTACAATTGAAAACTTAACACAAACTTCATTCTACTACATGGCAACAAAAAAAATACCACACTTGGTATATGTAAATGACAAAGATTATATTATCTTTGACCAAAGCCATGAGTTAATGAAGGCAGATCATTTGGAATATCTTTATTTTAAAATGGTTGAGAAGATCTTACTTTGGGAAAGAATGATTATGTTTGCCGAAGGTAAGTTGGAAACATTAGCAATGATGATTGAACCACCAGATCTTAATCACTTTTTTTATTACAAAGATTTAGCAGATGAACAAAAACAATTAATAACTAAACTATGGGGAGTAAAATATGAGTAGAGAAACAAATAACATATATAAAATGGAGAATAAAAACATGGGAAACATACATAAGAAATTATACAATGCTTGTAATCATGCAAGTGGTGTAAAGAAAGCAAGTAAAGTTAAAGGTATGCCTTTTAATCCTTTATTGCACGATGACGTTCAAAGAGTTGCAATGGCAGCTCTATTAGAAAATGGTTTATATCCAACTTGTAATTACATTACAGATGTAACAGACAAGTTTGTAATCGTAACTTGCACTATGAAAATAACTGACGTTGATGAACCAAGTAATTTTATTATAATTGATGGTTGTACTGCAATGGGTGGTTTAGATAAATATGGAACTGGTCAAGCTATGTCATACAGTAAAAAGTATGCTTTCTTAAACGCATTAAATCTAAAGACAGGAATGGATTTAGAAGATGGTTATAATGCAAAACCATTTAAACAAAATTCTTCAGAGCCATCTGTAGAAGCAGAACCACAATATACTGATGATAGTATAAATGTGGAAGAGATAAAAGATGAACTTAAAAATGCTAAAAGTTTAACAGAGTTTAATTCTGTTAAGTCTAAGTATAGAGAGCAAGTCCAATATCTAATTAAAAATAACTTACGAGCATATAAACAAGTAGCAGACGCTGCTGGTGTTCGTGAGGTTCAACTAAAAAATAATCAATCATAAAGATTGATATAACTAAGGAGTAAAGAACATGGATAAAATATACATTAACCTANNAAAAAACCCAGATTGGAAATCTCCAGCAGANAAAGTTCCAGTTTATATTGGTCCAAAAAACATGAAACATCCAGACAAAAACTGGACAGTTGGAGTAAATGTTAATGGTCAATGGTACAACCAAGCTGCGTTTCCATCTAAAGATCAAGATGGCAATGTNAAAGAAGGTGAGTTGACAATAATTTTAACACCAAGTGGAGCAGGAAAAGCTACNAATAATAGCTTTGCAAAAGCAAATGATGGTGCTAATAACGAATATACTTTCTAATTAATTAGAATGTATCAAGCAGGGTGGGGTTTTTTTCCCTTTCCGTTTTCCCCACCTTGCTTAAAAAAGGATTTAATATGACAGATAATATAAAAGAACCCAAACATTACGTAGCAAATAAGATTGAACCTATTGACTTTATAATTCAAAATGAATTTGATTTTTGTGAAGGCAATGTAATTAAATACATTTCTAGATATAAAAGAAAAAATGGTATTGAAGATCTTAAAAAAGCCAAACAGTATATAGATTTTTTGATTAAAAAAGAAGTTGAAAAAAACAAATAAATATGACAAAATTTAAAAGAATTATCAATGGAGAATGTCATTTTGAAATGACTGAATTTTTTGATGATATACAAAAGGCTACTAACACTCAAAATAGAGGTGAGTTAGTAGAATGTAAAATCGATAATTTAAGATTCGATTCTACAAAAGTGAAAAAGGAGCATGATGGAAAACATCAAAGTGCGTCTACAAAAGTTGAAGGATCTTCAAGCGAAGAAACACGAGAAGTATCTGGAAGCAAAACAAAAAGCAAATAAGTATCAAAAAGATTCTTATAGATTGTTTTGGAAAATAGAAAAGACGCAAGAGCAGTTGTTATCATTTAAATAGATAATAACTAAGAGTTGAAAAAAAAGAAAGGAAAACGTAGGGGATCTATGACCATAAATATAAATCAACATTACAATAAACATATTAAAAATTTAAACCAGAATCACTTTATCTATAAAGTAAAGAAAGCATTCTACCTTCTAACAAACCAAGAAGAAAGATTATATGAGGTAGGGTTTTCAGAGGGGTTTTTATATGCAGCAGAAATGCTACAAAAGAAACCAATAATAGATAGCAATGTTAAACATAAAGTTGGTATCAAATATAAGAATGCAAACATAGAAGTTGTTTCTAAACTTGTAGATAAAGTGTGTGAAAGATATACTGTTAGCAAACATGATGTGTTTAGCAAAGGTAGAACTTCAGATGTAGTTAGAGCAAGAAGTATTGTCTATAATCTTTTACATGAAGAATATAATGTAAGCATATCTTCAATGAGTAGAGTGTTTAACCAGGATCACACAACTGTATTACATTCTCTAAAAAATAAAATAGAGAAGAAACGATATTGGAATCCTGGCAATACTATTTGGGATGAGTTTGAAGAGTTAAGAAAAATTACTTTTTAAATCCAGACTTCATATTTTTGTAAGCCTTCGCAGAGATTGTGCTTTTAGCTTTACTTTTTGAAGTACCAGATTTTTTTTTCTTATTTATATTATAGTAAAGACCCTTCTTTGCGATCTTACCAGTAGCTGTTTTGTGATAACCTTTTTTCATTTTGCTCCTTATGTTGTTTAACTTTTAACTCACAGTAGTTGTCAAAACAAGAACCTTCTTTACCATCATGGCAAAAATATTGTTTCTTTGCAGTTACTATCCAACCACCATTATCACTCATTAATTCTTTGTTACATTCTTTGCAGTAACCACAGATTAATGTTTGAATCTTTGGTTTTTTCCAACCTTTTTTTTTCATAGGTGCGACATCATGTTACATTTTTTTAAAATCTCAATGTGATATAATGTATCTAATTAAAAAAAAAACGAAAGGAAAAAACATGGTTCAAAATAAAAAGTATCCATTTGTAATGATTGAAATTGCAACTGATACAGATAAAGGTTCAGAACATTATAAAGAAAAATATGTTCATGTAACTTTAGTTCCCTTTAAAGATGGAAGAGCTGATAGTGATAATATGATAATAGTAGAAGCAGATCGTTTTACTATTGAACATCATTCACTAAACGCAAAAGATCAAATCAAACCATCTAAAGGAAATCTTCAAGTGTTTCGTAGTCAAGACTTTGAAGGTTTAGACCAAGAGTAAATTAAATAAAAATTTAAGGCGGCTAGAAATAGTCGCCTTTTTTATCGGCACTTCCACCTTCTTCTTGCTTGTCTTATTCTAGAGTTAGGATCGTTTCTTGTTTTAGCTGATGATCTTTTAAGTTGACCAAGAGATCTTGCACAATAAGATTTTCTTCTTTTAGCTGCTTTAGATCCTGCTTTAACTTTACCTGTTACTGCTGTCTTTAATTTACTTCCTGGATTGGCTCTTCTATATGCTCTTACACCTTTAGCTGTCATACCAGCTCCAGATTTTGTTGGTCTATAATTTGCGTCTTTGCCTTTNGTNGTTTTTCTAATAGCCATAATTATTCTTTTATTATTTTTTTAATAGCTTTACTGCCATCAATATTTTCTTCTATTTCTGCTTCTACTTTACCACATTTATATTCTATATTATCATTTGCTCCACGTTCAGCAACACGTTTGCCTTTTAAACAATCTGACATTGCTGGTTGTATTCTGTGTTCAGTTAATTCTCCTGCTATAAACATACAAAGAGCTACAACAGATTCAATCATTAGTGTGTACCATTTCCATTTTGTCTTACCTTATCTTTTAGTTCTTCAATATCTTTTAATGCTTTTTCTAATTGATCTTTTAAAAATTGTATATTAACTTTATTCGTCATATTTTGTTCTTGTGTTATTTGTAATTTTTCAACATCTGCAAACACAGATTCTAAAAGCATAAATTGTTCTTGGTCAGTAGGTTTCTGTTCAGACTTTTTAAGTAGATCAGCTTGAAATAATTCTCTTGAAGTTTCAAGTGAAGTAAGTCTAGCAGTAACTTCTGTATAAGCAAACACACCCATAGCCACACCAATAACAATAGCAACCATATTTTTTACAGGCATACTAACTAATGTGTTCTCTGATATTTTCATTTAGCAACCTTACCTTTGTTAATACCTTTTTTAATTACATAATCTTTAGTACCATTAGCACCATGATTTACTTCTTTTTTAAGAAACTTAAATAAATTCATTTCTTTTAATTTCTTTTCAGTATGCTTTATAAAACTTTCTAATACTTTGTGATCTCTCATTTTCTTTTTCTCTTTTTTCTTAATAGTTTAACTCTTGATTGCCATAACCATGAAGTAAATTTAACAGAATAAGTTTCTAACCATGAAAACATATTATCTACTGCACTAAAAAAATTATAAAAAAATTTATCAATCATCTTCCTTGACCCTTGTATCTAGTTTGTTTTTTTTGTCTCTTCTCATTTTTATTTTGATTTTTTTTATGTACTCCTGGTCTTTTTTTAGGTTTATCTCTAGGTACAAAGTGTGTAAATTTTTGTTTAGCCATTACTTTTTCTTTTTATATTTTTTTTTCTTTTTCTTTTTACCTGTTTGCTGTGCAAGAAGTGTAGGTTTCTTTTTACTGTACTGTGATACCATCATCATTGGTGCTTGATTNCTCATATTATTTCCTCTTGATTAAGTCTGTTGCTTTTAAACCATACACAGAAGCTATGACACCCACAAAAATTGTTTGATACCAAAATGGAAGATCAGAAAAATACTCAAAGAATAATTTCATCTTCTCCATATGAGTTGGATCATCTGACCATACAGAAAATCCCAACATTAAAATTGGCATCGAAAGTAAAATCAAAATAAATTCATCTTTCCAATCTGAGTTTCTACTTTCTAATAATTTACCTTGATACTCTGCTTCACCACTTGCCATCTTTTGTGCATGATTCATTTGTGCGTCTGCCATAAGCATNTTNGTTTTCTGCTTGTTCTTATAGATATGACTACCTGCTTGAACAGCTAATTTAATTGCACCTAACCACATCTTATGTCTCCTAGTATTGGTTTATATTTTGTCTTACCATTTTCTTTAAAAGCTCTCAAGAATTGTTTTCTTGGTTTATCTGCTACACTACAATGCACCCAACCACTTGAAGGTTCACCAATCGTATAAAATTCAAGGATCA